CTGGCTATATATCATTACACGGTGAGTAACATCATGTACACGGTAAGTGCGAGTGAGTTTAAAGTGTCAATACGATTCTAATTTACATTTGTAGAGTGATTGCAGCAATGATTTCATGGCAAATTGACGGGGGAAGCCGTAAACCGTTGATATACAAGGCTATGGTTTAACCGCATTGGCTTTCAAATTTATGCACAGCCAACTTTAAAAGTTTAAAAATAGGAATGAGAGGCAGAACAACACCGATTGCAGTCAAAAAAAAGCAGGGGACATTCAAACCTGCGCGGGATTCTGCAAAGGAATTTGTCACGGTTAGTGGTATTATATTAGCAACACCACAACCGCCTGAAAAGTTCACTGAAAAAATGATTGACGAATGGAATATTGTTTGGAAACATTTAATAGACCATGAGTACGGCAAGGCATCGGATGTTATGTTGGTTGAAATGTATGTTAGGAGTTTGTTCCGTGCAATCAAAGCAATCAAAGAAGATGACCTGTTGGATTTTCAAAAGGCATTCCAAGCGTTTAACAAGTGTTCCGAAATGTTAGGGCTGAATCCATCCGCTATGGCAAAGGTTGCTATACTTCAAAATAAAAGTAAGACAAGGACTTTAAATGATTTATTAGATGGAACAGGCACTTAATTACGCAAAAGGGGTTATATCGGGCAAGATTGACGCGTGTAAATATGTGAAACAAGCCGCGCAAAGGTTCTTGAATGACGTAAAAGGCACTGAATTTGTCTACAATGAAAAGGCTGCGGTGCGTGCTTTGCGGTTTGTGGAGTTGCAAAAGCATTCCAAAGGGGAATGGAAAGGGCGAAGATTAATATTAGAAGACTGGCAAAGGTTCATAATTGCCAACTTATTCGGGGTATATCGCAAAGACGGACGCAGAAAATACACCCGTGCTTACTTGGAAATGCCAAAGAAACAAGGGAAAAGCCCGTTAGCTGCCGCGATTGGTAACTATATGTTATTAGATGAGGCGGACGGTTCACCCGAAATTTACTCAGCAGCGACAAAGTTAGACCAAGCCGCTATAGTATGGCAGTATGCTGCGGATATGTTCAAAGACTTCAAAGACGAAGCGGACATAGATATTAGTATTTCTTCCTCGTTCAACAACAAGCGAATAGTTTATAATGGCGGGGTATTCCGTCCCATTGCCTATGATGAACGGGACAAAAACGATGGTTTGAGTGTGAGTTGTGCTATAATTGATGAGTATCACGCGCACCCATCGGACAGAATTTACAACGTATTAGCGGACGGTATGGCTGCAAGGCGTTCACCTTTACTCTTAGCAATCACAACAGCAGGGCATAATAGGGATTCAGCTTGCTATAAGCACCGCGAATACTGCGAAAAAGTGTTGTCAGGTCTACTGAAAGACGATGACTTATTTGCTTTAATATACACAATTGATGAAGGGGACGCATGGGATGACGAAAAAACACACCGAAAAGCAAACCCAAATTACGGTGTATCGGTTAAGCCCGATTACATTAAAAGCAAAATAGCAGAGGCAAGGGAATCGGGAGTGAAAAAAGATTCATTCATGATTAAGCACTTAAACGTATGGACAGACAGTTACCAAACTTGGATAAGTTCAACAGACATTGAAAGAGTGAACAGAGGCTTTGAACCAACGAAAGGGGATTCATGTTATGTCGGATTGGACTTGGCTTCAAGTGGTGACTTTACCGCGTTAGCTTTGAACTTCTTAAAAGACGGTGTGCATAGGGTTAAGTTTTACTACTATCTACCTGAAGAAAAGGTAAGGCAATGGTCGGGCGGTATCGGGGAGCAGATTAGAGACTGGGTAAGACAGGGATTTATAACTATGACGCAGGGCAAAACCACGGATTACGAGTATATCGAAAGGGATTTATTAAAGATTTCAGAGGACTTTAACATAGTTTCCGTAGGCTTTGACCCCTATAACGCTAAACAATTTGCCGCAAAAATGGAAGTCCACGGGCTAAATATGCGCGATTTCGGACAGAATATTACCAATATTTCCCACCCTACCAAGATGACAGAGGAACTAATTTTGTCTGACAAGGTAATAATGGACGGCAACCCCGTGACTTCGTGGATGTTTTCAAACGTGGTAATTTATACGGACGCTAATTTGAATATCAAAGTGATAAAGAGCAAAGACCCTAATAAGAAGGTTGACGGAGTGGTGGCAATGATTATGTCCATAGGTGAGGGCATAGATGAAAACAACAAAGTAGAAGATTGGTTTTGGAATCCAGTATCATTATGACAGATAACGAAATAAGAAAACTAATAGTACCCCGCGAATTTGTCGCGGCTTGGTTTCGGGAGTTGCCCAAACATAAAACCTATGAAGCAGCCTATGAGGCTATTGAGGATATTTACGAAGATTACTTTGGTAGGCGTAGATATTCATGCTATGATTCATTTAGGGTTATAAAAGACCGAATCCACAAGGCAAAATAATTTTGCAATATCAAAAGTTTACACTATACTTGCAGTCCTCCATTTGACGGAATTGAACGCAAAGAAGCTACCCGAAACGGTGGCTTTTTTGTTTTGTATCATAATCGGGACAAAGTCGGGACAATGTCCCTATCTTTACAAGTGTAAATTTAAAACAATGTTTCACTAATAATTTTACAGATGTAATAAAATTTGCAATCGTGCGAATAGTTGAGCAGTATCAACTGCAAAAGGCAGGTAAACGGGTTAACGATATGTACGGAGTTAGTCTTCGTTCAAGTCTTTCTAACCCTCAGCAATGGCTATACGAAGCACTTGGAATTGAAACCGTGGGCGGTACTACGGTCAACGAAAAAACCGCAATGAGCCTTTCACCTGTTCACGCTTGTGTAAGGGTAATCTCAGAAGGCTTGGCAACTATGCCTCTTAAACTTTATGTAGAGGATGGCAGAAATAAAACCATAGACAAAGAAAGCCCCGCTGCAAGATTGATTAATGAGCCTAACCCCTACGACACGGGTGTAGGATTTCGCAAGTACATGGCAGCGGTTGCGGTTTTACAAGGCAATTCATACGCCTATATTTTTAGAGATGGCGCAGGCAATCCTATTAATTTACTCCCTTTACAAAATTGTGAGGTTACTCCAGTGTTGGGTACTGAGGGCGGTTTATACTATCAGGTCGCAACAGGTGACCCAATTTATAGAAATGTTCCTGCGGTAGTAAGTGCCTACGATATGATACACTTTAAAGGATTGTGCATAACGTCACAGTTTGAAGGTATCAGCCCGATAAGATACCACGCGCAAATGCTCGGCACTGACCTTGCAGCTTGGAAAGCCATGTCAAATACTTTCAAAACAGGTACAAAAAAGTACATGGTTGCGAGTGATAAGCCGTGGGGAACGGAACAAATGAAGGCAACGCAGAAGTCAATGGAGCAAGTGTTGAATAATGATTCACTTGTAATGGCTGTTCCATCGGGAGTAAGTGCGCATACTATATCAATGACACCCGAAGAAGCGGGGTATTTACAAGCCATTAACGCCACTGCAAAAGATATAGCACGAATGTTTGGCGTGCCTGCTTCTATGATTGGTGCGGATGACGGTGGCAATAAGTCATCTGTGGAACAGGATGCTTTGAACTTCTTAAATCAAACATTACACCCATGGGCGGTGTCAATCGAAGCGGAGTTGAAAAAGAAACTTATCCCTGAACGCGACAAGCCTACGAAATTCTACAAACATAATTTCAATTCACTTCTAAGGGCGGACGCAAACGCACGTTCTGAATTCTATTCAAGAATGCACGCAATAGGGGCAATGTCGGCAAATGAAATCAGAATTACCGAGGACATGAATACTTATGAAAGTGGAGATACTCACTATGCCAATGTAAACCTTGTACCAACGGAATTAATGCCCAATTGGATTCAGGCAAAGATTGACAGCATGGACGCAACCCAAGAACAAACTAACAACCCAACAGGAAACAATTAATGGAAAAAAGAATATTAAATATCAATTGGCAGCTACGCAGTGAAGATGACACCGTGAAAGAAGTGGTGGGTATTGGTGCTGTGGTAGACCAAAAAACCGACTTAGGATGGTTTGAAGAAACTATCATGCGCGGTTCTTTTGATGAAGCCGATATGTCTGATGTTGTAGCCCTATTTAACCATGACCCTAATCAAATATTAGGTAGAACAAGCGCAAAGACAGCTAAGGTTTTTATCAATGATAACGGTGATTTAGAATATAGCTTTACCCCTGATTACGAAAACCCAACTCATGTAAGTGTAGTTAGGTCTATTCAACGTGGTGACGTAACGCAAAGTTCATTCGCTTTTACTATTAATCCTGACGGTGGAAGTGCTTGGGTGAGTTCTGAAAAGTACGGCAACTATGGACACCGTGAAGTAAGAAAAATTGACAAGGTTTACGATGTAAGCCCTGTTACCTATCCTGCATACAAAAACACAACAGTAAGCGCAAGGGATAAAGAAAGCCTTGAAGCTGAAAGACGTGCCTTGACTACTGAGCAGGACAATGGCGAGGAATTCCGCGCTGAATACACAAAGAAATTCTACGAAACTATCATAAAATAATGAATACACAACTAAAATTGAAAGAAACCCGCGAGAGCCTTTCCGCAAAGGAAACCGAATACCGCGGTCTGTTAGGCGGTGAAATGAACGCTGAAACCCGTGCTAAATTGGACGGCATCCTCGCAGAGATTGAAACTTTGAAAGAAGACGAAAAGCGTTTTAACGCTGCTGTAGAAATGGAAGCACGCGCGGCTAAAGCTGTAGGCGGTGCATCTGCATCTAAAGGCGAAGAAAAAGAACTTAAACAATTCTCTTTCAAACGTGCTATTG